CGTAGGTGCGACCTTATCCACATCAAATACCTTGCTTTTAGATTTATCGCCTACGGCAATTAATACCTATTTAGGTAGTTCATTCATTACACCAACGACATACGGCTACCAGGTAACGGTTGGAAGTGATACGATAACCATCACGCAAGTAGTGGCACCGAAATGGACACCGATGTTGATTACGTTTCTTAATCAGTACGGAGGCTATGAGACATTCGGATTTCGTTTATTATCGAGACAACAAAAGAAATTTAACCGAAACACCTACAAAGTCAATGAGTTTGTAAGAAGCGGAGGCAATATGATTAATAAGAGTGGGGCCAATGTCTTTTATGGTGGAGTTCAATCATTTGCCGGGGTGGTAGATTATTCCTATTTAGTTATAAGTGATTATTTAAACGTAAAGGATTACAACTTAGGAAGCCAATTGCTTGCTTCTCCCGAAGCCTATTTGCATTTAAATGGTTCTTATTACCCGATTGTAATGCGTACGACTGATTGGGCAGAAAAGAACCTTACAAGTGATAAGAATTTTAACTATGAATTAACTTTTGATTTATCAATTAAACAAGCCATTCAATACCGATGATCACCGAAATATTTATAGAAAATGTGCGTTTGGATTTGTATCAAGATATTGGTGCGGAGTTGAATTTTAACATCGATGACATAAAGGATTTTTCAAGCCGAAATACAAACTATTCCAAAACGATAACAATCCCAGGCAATGCGAACAATAACAAAGTTTTTGGCCACATATATAATCTTGGGAGTGCTAATAATTATTTCATTTCTAATCCTTTGCTTCCAAATGTTGGTTTTAATTTTGATCCATCAAAGCAAGCGAGTGCGAAAATATTTGTTAACAAGATTCAAGTATTTAAAGGAGTTATTCGGCTTCTTGAAATCAAAATAAACAATGGGGCCATTGATTACGAGTGTGCGGTCTTTGGCGAGTTGGGAGGATTAGCAAATGCAATCGGGAATAAAACTTTAGAGGATTCAGAATTTGCAAACTCATTTAATACTTATAATGTTGCCTGGACTGAAGGCAATATAATTAATTCTTGGAATGCAAGTGGAGGCACCGGAGTGGTGTTTCCTTTTATTGATTACGGAAATATTCTACACGGAACGCACGATATTCATATGGATGCGTTTAGGCCAGCATTTTTTGTACACGAAATTTTAGATAAGATAATTAAGAATGCAGGGTACACATATGATTCGGCTTTTATGGATTCGCCATTCTTTAAAAACTTAATCATTCCGAACAATACTTCGGAGATGGAACAAGTGAGGGCCAATCTATTAAATGCTCAAATATTTAATATAATTACAACGGCTACGGATTATGCCTTTGTATTTGGAAGCATTAACCAATACTTATTTACAAATTCCGGAGGTATTACCTTTACGTTTACTGGAACTACAGGAACGGTTGGAAACTTTACGATCAACGGAAGCGGATTAATACGCACAAATCAGAATGCGACCATTACTTTATACAAAAATGGTGTGGCGATTCAGACATTTTTGCTTGCCGATAACAATAATAACGAATCAGTTTTTACAATTAATTCGACAATTAGTCAAACTTTGACAAATGGGGATTACTTCTCGATGGACATTTCATCGAGTTCGGTAAGTAATGGATCATTCAGATTTACAATTGACAACATAACTTTAGATTTTAATTCGACTAATCCCCAGGTATTAACTGCAACGTATGGGGCCACGTTAATTATGTCTAATTTATTCCCTAAAGGAATTTATCAAAAGGATATTTTAGCAAGCATTTGCCGAATGTTCAATTTATACGTTTACGAATCGCCTAATCAATACAATCATCTATTAATTGAACCATATGTAAACTTTTATGCAGTTGGTGGATTTGTAAGCATTGATGATACGACTGATTTACTTTTGCACGGAGAAGCTGGAGATAGCACCGGTTTGATTTCTATTTCTAATACTGATATTGCTGATCCTTTAGATTGGACTTTAAAACTTGATTATTCAAAAGAAATTTCAATCAAGCCAATGTCTGAATTGAATGCCAGGTATTATGATTTTAAATACAAAGAGGATGATGACTATTTAAACGATGCTTATCATACCAAATATAATCAATCCTACGGCGATCGAATTGAGGATGTAAATTTTGGATTTACTTCAGATCATCAAGCCATTGATTTGATTTTTTCTTCTTCCGTTTTAACTGCCCGTAGTGATGATGAAAAATTAGCAATTGGAATATTTAAATTAAACGATGCAGTTCAAGAGAGAAAGGATTCAAATATTCGGATTTTACAATTCAAAAAGAAAACCGTTGTAACACATTGGAATTTAAAGGAACCATCGGCGGAAGGTAATGGAAATAAACAAACCGGAATAACATCGTACGGATATGCTGGACATTTTGATGATCCTACAAACCCAACAAGTGATATAAATTTTGGGGTGCCAAATGAAATTCTATTCACTTTAACTGTTCCTTATCCAAGTGCAAATTTGTACACGGCTTATTGGGGTTCATATTTGGCTGAGATCACAAGCAAGGATAGTAAATTATTGAGTTGCTATTTATATCTAACGGCCCAGGACATCAATTCTCTTGATTTTTCAAAACTGATTTATCTTGAAGGATGCCTTTGGCGATTAAATAAAGTAATCGATTTTAATCCGTCAATCAACCAAACGACTAAGTGCGAATTATTAAAGGTAATTGAATTAACATACTTATAAGATGGCTCAAGAAATAGTCGGTATAAAATTAGAAACGGACACCCGAAGTCTGCGGTCTCAGTTTAAAGAGGCAATGGCTGAACTTGCAAAACTGCAAAATCAAGCCGGGGCCTCCGCAGAATCCATATCAAAAGCAGCCAAAAGAGCAGCTGAATTAAAGGATCGTATTTCCGATGCTAAAGATACTATTGACGCATTTAATCCCGATGCCAAATTTAAGGCATTTGGTCAGTCTATTGCTGGAGTTGCTGGTGCATTCTCCGCCGCACAAGGTGCTTTGGCTTTGTTTGGAATTGAAAATGAAAACGTAGCAAAACAAATTTTAAAGGTTCAATCAGCTTTGGCATTATCCGAAGGATTGAATACTATTTTAGGTTCAATTGATGGATTTAAAAACTTAGCATTAGTAATTAAAACGAATGTAGTTGAGGCATTTGCTACGTTAAGAGGGGCGATTATTGCTTCCGGAATAGGTGCCTTAGCAGTTACATTGGCTACGGGTTATTATTTATGGAATCAGTATGCGGAAGGTATAGAGAATGTCCGTAAAAAATTAAAGCAATTTCAAGATGATACGGCAAGAGGAGCAGAGGCACAAAAGACGGCTGAATTAGATGCACTTGAAAGATTGCGTAAAAATGCAATCAATGAAGCAAAATTAAGAGGAGCAAAAGAGGAAGAAGTCGCATCGATTGAAGAAAAGTTTGCAAGATTAAAAGTTAAAACATTAGCACGATTAACCGAAGAAGTTCGAGGTAATACCGAAGTTCAGAAGGCATATGAAAAAGAATTACAAACTGCAAAGGATGGATTAAGACAAAAGGAAGTTGATGATCAAATTAAACGTGATGCAGAAAGTTTAGCACGGCAAGAGGCAAAGGCAGATAAGGAAATTGCCTTAGAACAAGAACGACAAAAAAGACTTTTTGAGATTGGAAAAATTGGGAGTCCGGAATATGAGCAAAAGCTAACTGATCTTACATTACAATATCAAAATGATTTAAAACTTTTTGAAGATAACGAAAGTGCTAAATTATTAATTACTCAAAAATATCAACAACAAGCATTTGAACTTTTTAAATTAAATAGATCGGTTTTAAACGAGGAAGAACAAAAGCAAGTCGAGGAACGATTTAATAAATTAGATAAACAAGCCACTAAAGAAATTGGCGAACGTAATAAAACCAATACTTTAATATCGAGGGCCTTAGAAAAGAATCTTAAAAAGGTTGCAGAAGATGAAGTAAAAATTGACAAAGCGGCAAAGTTAGCAAAGTTGCAAATTGCAGCGGATACGTTTGCGATTTTATCAGGTTTTGCAGAACAAGGAAGTGATTTACAAAAGGGTTTAGCATTGGCCCAGGTGGCAATTGATACGGGTATAGCAATCTCAAATTTAACGGCTACATCTTCAGCACCTACGGCAGACAACGTGGCTTCGGGTGGTATTACTGGTTTTGCTAAATATGCAACCGGAATAATTAAGATTTTAGCAAATATCGCAACGGCAAAGAACATCATTGAATCAGTACCTGGTGGATCAGGTAGTGGTGGTGGTATGGCTATGCCTTCGATTGATACATCGGCACCGGTTTATCCCTCGTTTATTCCTCCACAAGCCACAACATTAGACCAAAGAAGTCTTAATACAATTTCAAACGTAGTAAATAGAGCCTATGTAGTTGAATCAGATATTAGTGGAGTAACAAAACGAGTGCAAAGAATAGAAAACGCAGCAAGAATATAAAATAAAAAAACCGATATGAATAAACGAAATCGGCTTTTTTGATTGTTAACGGCATTACAAATATAGAAATAGTTTTTTAATAAACAAATAAAAATATGAATTTACCAATTTATCAATTAGAAATCAGCGATGATGTTAATGATTTAAGTGAGGTTGACTTTGTGGCATTGGTTGACAAGCCAGCAATTGAACGCAATTTCCTGAGATTTAAAGAAAGCCGTTCAAATTTCGTTATTCAATCAGAAGAAAGGCGAATAGTTTCGGGGCCATTGATGTTAGCCGATACACCCATCTATAGGAATGATGAGAATGGCGAGTATTATGTAATGTTTACAAAGCCAACAATTGAGAAGATAGCACAAAAGTTTTTCAAAAAAGGTTATCAATCAAATGTAAACTTGATGCACGACAATAATCAGGCAGTCGATGGGGTAACGATGTTTGAATCTTGGATAGTTGACCAAAGCAGAGGCATTGCATCAATGAAAGGTTTTGAGGATGCACCGGATGGCTCTTGGCTTGGTTCATTTTTAGTAGAAAACGATTTAGTATGGTCAAGAATTAAATCAGGAGACTTTAAAGGATTTTCGGTGGAAGGATTATTCAACTATAAAAAAGAAAATGCTAAGATGTCAAAGGATGAAGAAATTTGGAATAGAATCGTAGAGGTATTGAACGGAGTTGAAATTTAAACGATAAAGTTTAGGCTAAAAATTATTTAAAGACAAACAATAAATTATTTTATGAATTTTTCAGAAGCAATTGAAAAGATTAAGGTAATGTTGGCGGAGGAATCCCCAGCAGTTGCCCAAGAGAATGCACCTGAAGCAGTTACCGAATTGAATTTTGAAACGTACGATTTAAAAGATGGTACTAAAATCGAATTATCAAGTTTAGTAATTGGTGCAGATGCTATGCTAATGGATGAAAGTGGCAACACGGCAATGGCTCCGGATGGAGAGTATGAATTAGCCGATGGAACTATGATCACGGTCGCAGTTGGTAAGGTTGAAGGAATTGAAACTCCGCAAGCCGAAGCACCTACGGCAGAAGAAACCCCAATGCCGGGCGAAATGGAATCAGATAAATTCGAATCAGTTCAAGCAGAAATCGATTATTTGAAAACTGAGAATCAAGAATTGAAAGCCCAATTAGAAGCAATTAATACTAAATTTTCACAAGGTTTTTCAGATGTGATTGTAGCACTTGAATCAATTTCAAAGATGCCATCAAGCGATCCAATTCAAGCACCAAAGAACAAATTTGCTTTGGTAGAAAAGAAGGAAGATAAGATTGCGAGATTTTTAGAAAGAGTAAAAACGTTAAACTAATAAAAAGAAAATAATATGTCATTCGTAGTAAGTTCATTATCGGATTACACCATTCAGAACGCACAAGAATTGGTGGTTTCCTCAGTTTTGGGTTCCAAGACTGCAACTTTGATTAAGGCTCAAGGTAACGTGATGGTAGGTGTTAAATCTGCTGAAACAATCAACATTATGGATACTGATTCAGTATTCCAGGACGGTGCTTCTTGCGGTTTTACTGCATCAGGTACTACAACGTTCACACAACGTACGGTTACAGTTGGTAAAATTAAGGTTAACGAGGCTTTATGTCCTAAAGATTTGCAAGCAAAGTATTTGCAACAAGCATTGCCAGCTGGATCACGTTATGATTCAACTATCTTTGCTGCTGAATTTGCACAACGTAAAGCGGACAAGATTGCTTCGGCTTTAGAGGTTGCAACTTGGCAAGGAGATACCGGTTCCGGTACTGCTAACTTGAACAAATTTGATGGTTTCATCAAGTTAATTGCTGCAGCTTCTGCATCAGTAATTCACGCAAACGCATCAGGATTTTACGGAACTCCATTGGCAGCTTCTGCTGGTATCACTACTTCAAACGTTATTGCAGTAATCGATTCAATCTACCGTGCTATTCCAGCCGAGGTAGTTGCAAAAGATGATACGGCTATCTTTGTTGGAATGGACACTTTCCGTCTTTACACGATCGCATTAAAGAACGCAAACTTGTTTGCTTACAATATCGATACTAAGGCAGATGCTGAATTTATTCTTCCAGGTACAACCATCAAAGTAATTGCTTTGCAAGGTTTGAACGGAACTAACAAATTATATTCTGCTCGTATTTCTAACTTGTTCTTAGGTGTTGACCTTTTGAATGAAGAAGAAAAATTTGAATTGTTCTACGCAAAAGAAGCTGATCAAGTACGTTTTGTTTCTGAATTTAAGTACGGTGTGAACTTTGCTTTCCCTGCAGAAATCGTTGATTTTATCTTAGCTTAATAATCCTAATTCGGGGAGATTCATTGGATTGGACTCCCCTTATTTTAACATTTAAATAATATAATTATGCCTTTAGCATCGTGTGCATTAACCCAATCATATGCGTTGGATTGTCGTGATAGCTTGGGTGGAATTACCGAAGTATATTTCATTGAGGCCCA